GTGCCCTTCGGGATGACGTTGGTGTTGGATTGGGCGGAGTTGAAGTCGTTCCAGGATCCCATGGGGGACCTCCTTCTCTGATCAGGATTGCGGGTTGGGTTGATCGGCCGGCACCGGATCGGCGGGCGGCGGGGTGTAGGTCAGCCGGGCGGAGGCCGGGCTCACGGGCGACCGGATCTTCGCCATCAGACGGCCGAGATGCGGCTCCTCGATCCGGTCAAGTCGGCCAGAGCGGTCCTTCGCCGGAAAGCCCCAGGGATTGATCGTCTGGCAGACGAAGGCCCGGTAAGGCTCGCCGCCCTCGGACTTCAATTCCGCCATAGTGATCACCTCGTCGACGATCCCCGGCAGCTCGAGCCCGGTCTTCGAGCCGTCGATCTGCGGCTGGAAGACCTTGCGGTTGAAGTCGTCGAGCCGCTCGTCGAGGATCCCGACGAACCAAACGTTCTTGGCCCGCGTGTGCTGGAGATGGGTCAGCCAGGCGATCATTTCCCGGCCGTGCAGCCCGTAGGCGCCGCGCACGTCCGGCTTCCCGGTCTTTTCGGAAAAAGCCTCGGGCTGACCCTTGCACCAGCCGAAGCACAGGCGCCCGGCGACGGTGATGGAGTCCACGAAGATCGTGTCGTACCGATCTAGCGCGGCCGGGTCGCCGAACTTCTGGCAGACGGCAGCGTGATGCGCCGGGCTGTAGGGCTGCTCGTCGCGGAGCGCCGGGTTCGGCCCGCCGATGAACACCGCGAAGTCCCGGCATTCGGTCCAGGTCCGCGGCCGGATGCTGTCGCCGGCCCAGCCCTCGATAGCGAGATCGCCCGCCTCGAGATCCATGAACAGCGTGCGGTCCGGGTCGAGGGTCCAGAGCAGCGAGGTCTTCCCGATGCCGGACTTTCCGAAGATGCAGCCCTTCACACCGCGCTGTTCGGCCAGCCGCTGATCGGCGCTGATGATGGGGAGGGCCATCAGTTTTCCTCCCCGCCATGAATTAGGCGAAACTTCTGCTTTCCGGTCCGGACGGTGCGCGCGTCTTCGAAGACGGAGCGGATATGCGTCGGCCAAGCGGAATACTTGCGCTCAGACACATCGAACGAGACGTCGACGTATTGTGCCGGATCGTCGCCGGCTTCACGGATGCGCTCGACCATGGCAGCAAGACGGACCTGATCCCAATCGACGCGCTTGGGCAGATCTGCGACGATTGTTACGGTGCCATCGTGGAACCGGATCGTGCCGGTGTTCTTGCCCTCGGCACGGCGCATCTCTTGCGCCCGATCGCCGAATTTCAGAGCCACAGCCCCATCGAGCCAGTCGCAGAGGGTTTTGGCATTCCGCAACTGCTCTTCGGCCTCCAGGCGGAGGCGAGCGATTTCCTCGCTCGGCAGCGTAGCAATTGCGCCCACCTGCATGCTGCGCAGATCACTGAGGGTGATACGGTTCGAGATAGACATGACCGCCACCTCACGCGAACTTCATGGTGGGCTTGTCGGCCGTGCTCGCGCGCATCTGCGCACGTTCGAAGGCCTCGACGTCCTCGAGCCGATAGACGACCCGGCCTCCGAGTTTGACAAAACGCGGACCCTCGCCTGTCCAGCGCCACCGTTCGAGGGTGCGATGCGAGATGTTCCAGCGATCGGCGAGGTCGATCTGGTTCAGATGCCTGAGTGACATGCTGGCCTCCGTTGAATTGCTTTGCGTTACATCCAGCGGCGCCGAACCACTTGGACATACGAGCATTTTCAACGGGTTATGGATTTACCGATATGATCAGGGAGGATTTTTCTTGTGACGCTGGCGCACGAAAAAGCCCCGATAAATCGGGGCCAAATAATGGTTTCTGTGACGTGACGCCTCGTCGTGCGTGACTTCACTGCTTCAGGAAGTACCGGCCGTTGGGCTGATCGCCAGGATATCTGCGACGGTGATTTCGCGGCACAGTGGGTTGAGACGATATCCGGCGCGTTCCTTGGTCTGTATGAACGTGTCCTGATCCGTGGGAATCCCCATAGTCACATTCAGTGGTTCGATGGCCTCACGAAGCCGCCTCAGCTGCTGACGCATCGACTGCTCGGAAATGCGTAGGTGATCCGCCAGGTCCGGCGCTGACAAAAACTGCACCTCCGTTTGGCGCTTCTTGGCTGATCTGAAAGCTTCGATCAGCGCAGCGACGATCTTGAAATTGGCACCTTCCAGCGTGAGCCCGCCCTGGAAGTGCACACGCTCCTGTTCGTCGTCGAATGCAAACTCTAGCGTCTGCGCGGAAAGCCTGTCCATGAACGCCTTTGCATCGCTGTCGTAATTCGATGGAGGGGCGATTTCGACGTGACCTCGATTATAGCATGAGGAAAGCAGTGATGCCGCCGGCAGCTCATTTCGGTAGAGCGCAGCGCCATGCTCTCTGACAGCCGACGAGATCACGTCCTCGACGGATTTTGCGTGCCGCTGGAACAGATCGAACAGACGATCCCCTGCCTGGGAGGTCGTCAATCCGGGGAAATGGCCAACAGCAGAAACGATCTCCGGAAAATCCACCAGAAACCGTTCCTTCGACGTGGCGGCGATCTTCTTGAACAGCGACACGTAGGCCAGCGCCATGCGCAAGTCGTCCCCGCTGCTCCGATCATCGAGAAGCAGGTCCTGCATGTACCTGTCCGACGGTTCTTGGTCCGCGAGTCCGGCCGCCAGAACCCCAAAGCGCCTATCGATGCACTGGGAACAGACGCCGCAGTGCTTCTGCCTCTCCGTCCATTTTCGGGGACGCGTGCAACTGACAGTCTGATCAAGCAGGTCGGCCATCCCGGCCGCAGCGATCTTCGCCGTCACTTCCTTCTTGGTCAGCCATTGCAGTGGCGTTTGGATCCGAATCTCGCGATCCAGTATCAGTGAAAACAACTGTTCCAGGCCTCGAAGCACCTTTGGGTGCGTTGTCCGCGTGGCACGCCCCCCAACAACATCGCCAGCCAGCGGCAAGTTGATGCTGACCACGCCGTTTTCATAGAAGCTGAAACTATCCTTGCCTGACATTCTCGCCACGACAAGTCCCAGGCATGCGAACAAGAAGGACCGGGTTCGCTGCGTGTACTCGCGTGCGCGAACTCCTTCATTACTGACCCAAACAGGAATGTACGACAGGCGCCGCTCAAATCCCCGGCGCGTCAATTCCGCTATCAGTCCTTCTTGAACCGACCTCACCTTGGTCGATGAATAATGCCCAACGAGAGTAAGCGACCGATTGTTGGCGACGAGATCAGTGACAGCTCCGGCAAAGGAGTCAACTCCACCCGAGAAAAGCGCAACCTCGTCGTGCTCGTCGGCTGGGTCGATCAAATCGTGGAAATAGAGTTCCTTGGGCTGAACCGGTGTCTCCGCCTGCCGGAATTCGAATGAATAGCTGTCGTCAGAAAGAAACCCGAGTGTGTCAATCAACTCCTCCTGGACATCTGGATCTTGCCAGACAGCGAGGTCCCGCACCGGGATCTTGAACCTCAGGCTACGCCGCCAGCTTTCACCAAATTTCGACAGCTGATCCGATCCACGGGCAAGGCGCTGATCGGCGCAGTAGACATATGCTGCGACCTCCAACAGATCGATCAACAGATCTGGCAGGTTCGAGAGCATCGTCCGGCTGATGTAGTCGATGCGAAGGTTGACGTTCTTGGCAGGGCCATGAACATTCATGACCATAGCTTCCTCGCTGGACGGAGCGGCCACACCGCATTCGATCACGTGCTGCTTCACGACGTCCCTTTCCGTATTGCGAGCTCGGTCCTGATTTTCTCGACTGCATGGGAAGAAAATGCGCGCGTGTCTGCGCGCGATATTTCCTTGCCATCCCGATAATGGTTCTTTCCTAGCCAGTCCCGCGCGAAGGCGCGCATGATAAGCGCCGATTCATTGCAATGCCGTCGGATCGCACCGTTGAAATTCTCGAGGTCATGGACGGATCGCGCGATGCGACCAGGGCCGACCATGTTGTGGAGATTTCGATCCACATAGTAATGGATCACGCGTTCGACAAAATTCGCGTAGAAATTCTGCGCCATGGAGGCGAACTTCTCGGTGCCCTTCAACCCGGCAAGGGAAGACCGCACGTCGTCCGAGTTGGGGCTCCAGAGAGACGGAAGATTCGACTGCATCCCCTCCGCCAAGGCTGAGAGCCCGGCGCGACGGGCGATTTCTCCAAGGTCTGTGTTGCCATCATGAATACGCCGCTGCGTGCGCTCGACGGCGCGGTCGTATTGAAATAGGGCACTGGAGACCGATGCAAGTTCGGTGCTGTCGATGCCGATCCTTGCCAAAGCGGAATCCGGATCCGATGCGGACATTGCTTGCGGAAGCCGGATCAGCAGCCAAAGAGCTTCGATGAAAACGTCGTCCTTCAATGCGAACTTCAGTGCGTCGCGGCCAAATTCGGTGATTTGTTCGACAATCGACTCGGTTGGAGTTCCGCCATCTACCAAAAAGCGAATGATTTCGGGCAACAGGCGGTAGGCCGGTAGTTTTCCAAGACGCTGATGCCCCATCAAATTAGCTTTCAAATATGTCGCTGCTCGACGCTCGCCTTTGCGGTCTTATCAAGTCTTGGGATCGGCAAGCGGACGGCGTGAAGTTCCGACGCTGCTGCCGATCCCGACGGTGATTCGCCTTTCAGGCATTGTTAAGGAGAGTCTGAAAAACCTGCCACTTTCGGCATGATCTGGTAGAGTTGGGCATTGC